AGAAGTAGTTCCTGTAGGTCCCGGCTGTAAAACTCGTACCAAATCTCCTACAGCATAAGTAATCCCCGTAGTTCTTGCCATATCGTTCCATTGAGTTTGTGAAGATAAATTTCTTATCTCATAAAATTCATCCACTTGAAAAAGTACAGCATTAGTTTCTTCACTTGCAGGAACTAGCTCATCACAGTACTTTGCAATTCTATAGAGAGAATATTTATCCATTAAAGAAGAATCAATCCAAGTTCCTGCTCCATATCGCTCATGCGTTATTAAATCATAAAAAATCCACGCAGGATTATCTGTATAGACATTATCTATAAAAGTGCCATCCCAAAATCCTTGGTATTTTGCTATTCCAGTATCAGAGTACTCTCTTGGAGTATAAGTTGTAGGAACTTTAATTAGTCTTCCTTTTACATCAAAACTTCTTTTTGGAGCAGTTTTAAATTGACGAGAAGAAAATACGGTATTTACAAGAGCGCTATTTGGGTATGTAAACTTATCTTGAAAAGTGGCCCCTAAATTAGTAATACTTGCAGCCGCCAAAACATTCCAGAATTCTGTGTCTTTATTTGCTCTTGAGCCGTCAGAATACATTGTAGCACCCCTATGCCTAGTAAACCTATAAAAATGAAGTTTAAAACTTGTAAATTCTCCGTATTTTATTCTATATTGTTGTATATCAATTTCGTGGGTAAAGGCAAGGGGCCCCTGTCTTTTTCCTCTATGCATAAGAGCAGGATTATCGTATATATTTATTGTATCTCGTAGAGTAGCCCCTGTGTACAGTTCTAGAATTACATCATACATTGCTGTCATATGATAATAATTAGTAGGCCCATCTCCCCCAAAATATATTAACCCTTGAGGATAAACTATATCAAATTGTATGGTATCTGCCTGCTGTATTTGATTAAGACTTGAAAGGCCAAAGGCCGCAGGTAAGAAAGCTTTTGAAAGAGTTTCAGTATCGTCATAAGGTATCTCTTCTCCTTCTTTTGGGGCTAAATGCTGTGGCTCAATAGGTTGGTGAACTAAGCCTACATGATTGCTGGGTAGATTACTCATCTCCCTATAATCAAACATCCTTATAGTAGTTGATTGACTTGGGCCAATAACTGCTGCAGAGCCTCCCACATTTTGAATTCGCGGAAGGGGATATTGATCTACAATTCCAAAAGTCTCTTGAACCATTAAATCATCAATTTTTCCTATATTACTTTCAACTCCTAAATTTATATCTACATTAGTTCCTGTAGTTACTGCAGATGCAAAAGTAGTTGCATCCGTTATCCAAAATATAGAAGATTGTGCGGGAGGGGCACTTCCAGAAACTGTAACTTCACGAGTAGTTTTATTAATAGAAGTGATTTCTCTATGCTCAATTACTGTAATATAAGCAACAGTGGTATTTACAATAATATCATCAAATAGCCCGGTGGACATACCATTAAAAGAGCCCGTAAAATTTGCGATACTAGTAGTAACAGTTGATAAGCTTCCTTGTAGACTTAATTTTTTAACTCCTCCACTTGGAAATAAAATAGTTAAAGCAACATTTCTAGCAAAAATAGAAGATGAGCTGCTATCAAAAACTGCGGAGGTAAAATTAAAAGGAGAAGGGGTACTGCCGTTTGTTTGAACTTCAAAAGCAAAGCCCCCATCTGTTTTTGTCTTTGAGGTTATTGTAACATTAAATGCTTTATGGGGAACTGTAACAAGCTCTCTGCCTTCTCCTAGATCAAAGTCTACGGGAAGATTTGTATCAGCATCAAAGGTGCCTGTAGTGCTACTTCCTGTAAAAGTAACCTCTGCTGTTATTCTTTTGGGTCGGTATCCTGCATATTTTGCTTCCTCTGCAGGGTTATCATCAAAATATACAGATTTTGCGCCTTCAACTAAACCCCAGATAGGGCCTTCGCTAATTAGGTCAGTATAAGAAACATTTTGGTACTCTCCCCCATAGAGAGTACCTACAGCAGCATTTTCTTTTTCGGCTTTTCCAGAAGCCGAATCAAAGAGTCTTTTAATGATGGTCATTTTTGCAGCCCTTATAAACTAATTTCTGTAACAGAAGAAATTGATGCCGTATATTTACCTATACTTGCGTTTCTAGAAGTTCCTCCTCGTGCGCCCCTTAAATTATCAGAAGAAATCGAGTTTGCGGAAATAGTTGCATTATTTGCACGTATATCAAAACTTATTGCTTTACCCGGAACTCGCATTCTACCGTAGAGAAGAGGAATAGGGTCATTTTCTTTTATTATTTGAGCTGTTCCTGAGTATAAATAATCAGGATCTTCGCCTCTATCTGTGCCCGGGTCTGGAGCTAAATGTTCTGCTAGCCCTTGAAAAGCCATCATGCCTCCTTGTATTGCCAAGCCAATATTTCCCGTCATAATTCCTACAACTAGTAAAACTACTCCTGTGACAAATTTTATCATGCCTTTAAAAAAGCTTGCTATAGAACCAGCAGGAACGGGCGTTATAACCATGTCGCCCTCTCCGTATCTTAGAGAAAGTTCTTTTTCATCAATAGCAACATTATTAATTTTACAAATAAAAACAATTTGTTTTCTATCACATTCTAATAAATATTCTCTAAAGTTATCAAAATTTGCCATAAAACATCTAATAACATCCCCAAAAGAGATTGCATCTATGTAGGTTTCGTTTCCGAATTTTTCTCCTAACTCTCCTTCTAATACTACCTTTCTTCTCATTTTTTAACTCCTATAGTTAGTTTCGGTACTACTACATTTAACTCCATTGTCGGGTACGAGTATATATAATAAGGGATACTCATTGCATTACAAATATTTATATCATTTTCTGAAGGAAGATTGCTCTCATTAATATGATTATGCACTATTCCTTCAATATTATATTGCCGTAGTATATTAAAGTATTCTTCTGGACAAAAGCAAAAAACATCATTATGTGATGAAATATTTTTACACGCTAAAAATTTAAAATTATCTACAAAAACTCCGCAAGCTTCTTTAGGAGCCCAAGATTTAAAATGCTCTTTAATATTTTTCATCTAAACTTCTGAGAGCCCGGGAAGCCTCCAAAAGGCAAAGGTTCCGCAGAATTTCTGTGTGTTTCATCATCGGGGATTAAACTTCCTGCCGCTAGTGTATTATGTACAGCAGAGCGTCTTGTTTGGAATCGAACTTTACAAGAACTTAATTTTTTTCCACAAATATCTAATCGCTTCCAGTATGTAGGGTATTTTTCTGGCTGTCTTCCAGAATTTGTAATAACACACTCGTAAAATTGCCATCCTCCAGTATCCGGATTTACTCGCTTTACAGTATCCCCGGTATTTGTTCCATTTGTTTGTGCACTCTCATAAGTTGTAGCAGTGGCCCAAGTGCCATAGCCACTAGTTGCAGGATCTGTTGCAATTAATCTATCATTTTCATCTATCCAAAGATTAAAAGAATTCGCGGGTACTGGGCATCCCCCTCTACCGTGAAGGAGACCTTGGTACTCCCAAGCACAATATTTTCCCACAGCAAATCTTGCAGGGAGAACTAAACCTTCCATATCTGCAGGACTTACCAGCTCATAATTTATGAACATATTATCTTCTTGTTGTACTTTTTCAATATAGTAAACACCTTTAGGAAACTCAGTAGGTAATTGTGCAGAGTCTCCATTTCTAAAAGTATGCTTTAAAAAGGTGCTTCTATAAACCACTTTCGAGTTAACTAAATCATCTGCGGTAAAAAGCCCTTCTGCTTGAAGCACATTATACATTGTTTGCTCATCATCGACTCCATTTGCATTAGTTCCTCTTCCTCCGGCTAATTGAGGTATATTCGCCATTCTTAAAGAGGGACGATTATTTGAACCTTGAGAAGTATGTTCTATTCCAGTAACTTCAATGGGAAATGCTAGGTATTCGTTAAGGGTATTTCCTAATTCATTTGGAAAATAAATATTTTCTCCTACTGTTCCAGTATCGTAGTCTAACCCATTATGTAAATAAAGAATAGTACCACTAGGCAGTGTTACTTCAAATAGCTCTACTAAAGAGTCGTCTAAAGATTGCTGCTGTGATTGCTTAATTGCAATATAAGGGTCTTGTTGGACGGTAAAAGACGACGTCTGTATTAAAGTAGGTGCTCCTCCCGTAGTTGAAGGACTAGACGTACCATTTACGAACTGAGGAGTTGTATTAAAGTGAAATAAGCTAAGATAATATGTACCCGTTGGACAAGTTTGAGAGGGACTAATAGTAATTGTAGTTCCGTTTTTTGGTCCAGTTATAAGCCCTTGTC